GTGAACATGGCTCATACAAGCCAGTATTAACGATAACGTATGTTGAGGGGAACGCATCCCTCGGAAAAACAAGAACTAACGCGACAAAAAGCAATAGAAGAAATAGAAAAAATCAAAGAAAAATTAGGACTTAATTATGACAACAGCAATCAATTCAGAAGCACATGACAGGGCAATGCAGGTGGTGAAATGTACGCTTACCTTTGCGTCAGGTTCACAATCAGCAACAACAACGCATTCATATTATGGATATGTTGTGCAATGTTTTATTGACCATGGCGCTTCAGCGCCAACAAACTTATGGGACTTAGTAGTCACAGATGAGTTTGGTGTTGACACAATAAACGGCAAGGGTGCAAACATTGCAGTAGCAACCGACAAACACACCTTTACACAGTCAGACCTTGATAATGGCATGGCGTGTTCAGGACCACTTACATTCTCAGGAACAAACGGCGGTACAGGTAGTGGCAAAGTAGAAATCTACTTGTACATTGCGAGATACCAATAATGACAAGAATGCGACCGAACGCAGATTTTATTAAAAAACTAACTGACCAAGTTGAACTTGATGGTTTAGTTGGCGAAGAAGATGAAAACGCAAAGCCGTTAACGCTTGCGCAAAGAAGATTCTTAGTTGCATATAAAAATCTGGGTACGGTTTCTGGCGCAAGCAGGGAGTCGGGCACAAACCGTAAAACACATTACAGGTGGTGCCATTCTTCTCCAACATACAGGCGTTCGTTTATAGAAGCGGAAGAAGAAGCAAGGGATGAAGTGCTTACAAAATGCCGCAAGGTAGCGTTAGAAGACGAAAACGTTCCAATGCTTATACATTTAAGCAAAGGAATGTTCCCAGAGTTGTTTGGAACACAGAGGCACGAACTATCAGGACCAAATGGTTCAGAAATAAATGTTAAATCAACAGGAAGCGTAGACCAAATATTAGGCAGAATAAATGACATTGTTAGCAGACGAGAGCAGCAAGCCCTTGACTCACCGACTTCAGATGCCAGACTACTGGAAGGACCCGAAGACCCAGTGGCACATTCCGAAGAATGAAGTAGAAAACCTTGAGTTGCGACGCGAACTTATCGCAGCAACACATGGCAGTGAGTCAGAGCAACAGAAAGTTATGGAACTATGCAGTAAGTCTTTACTGTATTGGGTCAACTTGTTCGCGTGGACATACAATGTTAAAACTGTAAATGTTGAAGGGGCAGAGGTACCCGCCGAAACAAATCATGTACCGTTTATTACATGGGATGTACAAGACGATGCGTTTAGCCAACTATGCAACGCTGTTGATGTTGGCAAAGATGTTTTAGTCGATAAGTCCCGTGACATGGGCGCGTCTTGGATATGTATTACTCTTGCAACATGGTATTGGCTTTTTGCTGAAAACTCACAAATCCTTCTTGTTTCGCGTGTCGAAGACTTGGTAGATAGACGGGGAGACCCAGATACTCTCTTCTGGAAGATTGACTATCTATTGGAAAACGTTCCTGACTGGATGATTCCTTGCGACCGAAACTTGATTGAACGCGGCGGCGACTGTCGCACTCACCTCCAATTGGTAAATCCAAAAAATGGTAGCACAATAAGCGGTCAGGCAACAACAGGTCACGTTGGTCGTGGTGGTCGACGTACCTTTGTTTTGTTTGACGAAATGGCATCAATGCAAAACGCTGACGATGCTTGGAGGTCTGCGGCAGATACAACTTCGTGTCGAATCGCCAACTCGACTCCCATTGGTCCCGGCACGGAGTTTAGCCGCTTGCGTAATCAAGGTATAATTACTAACAGCCCTAACATAATTACGTTAGGATATTGGGACCATCCACATAAGGGAAAAGGTAGAGCGTGGCATCAAGACCCAGATGGTGGACTCACTGGTATCAGTGGTCGCTGGTTCTGGATGACACCTTGGTTTGAGGAACAGCAGAAGAGACGGGGAGATACTGCTGATATTGGTCAAAACATTTTGATTGACCATACAACTTCCGGCGACCTGTTCTTCAACTCTACGATTGTAACTCGACATATTCAAACATTTGGCAAGCCATTTAAACGGTATGAGTTACAAGAGAAGAGGGGAACTTACGAGTTTGTAGAAGTTGAAGACGGTCGCTGGTTTTTGTGGTGCGACATTGAAGATGGGCAACCAGACAACGAAACAAACTACGTTATGTTTGCAGACATTGCACATGGCAAGGGTTCTAGTAACTCTGTGCTTGCTATTCTTGATAGAGAAACAGGCGCGTTTGTTGGTGAGTTTGTTGACCCATTTATTACACCGTATGACTTTGCAGCAGAATCTTGTATTGCTGGCTCAACAGTTTGGTCTGGTGGTCAAGACGAAGCGTTCTTAGGTTGGGAAGTAAACGGTCCCGGTGAAAGTTGGTATCAAGAAGTGCGAAGGAATGACTACTCCAACGTATACTATCAACGGTCTACGGGTGCCAAAACTGACAAGCGTTCAAGAAAATATGGCTGGAGAAGTGATAGAAGAAACAAACGAATCTTCCTTGCTTCTTTATCAAAAGCGATGGCTAGAGAAGAAATAACTATACCTTGCATTGATGGATTAAAAGAAATGCTTGAGTATGTGTATTTTGAAGACGGTAGTGTTGGTCCCGGCACAATGCGAGACGAACGAACAGGTGCACGCGAATCTCATGGCGACCGTGTTATTGCATACGCGGGTTGTGTTTTTCTGCGGGGAGAGGTTCCTCAGTTTGAACATAGTGTTTCTACATACGCTGAAGGAACGTTGGGAGATTTGTTAAACCATGCGGAAGTGTGGGAGAGTGTACATGAATAGCGAGAAGCCATGTCGGATAGAAAAAAAGAAGTACAAGATTGTGCAAGAAATCTGTTTAATGCACTTGATGAAGAAGGATACGACGGATGGATGTGCATTCGGGAACAAGAAGATGATGCGAGAATAACTGACTGGTCATTTGTTGCTGCAAAAAGTCCAGAGCAACTGTTTAATCTTATTCACCACTTAATGGACATTTTGTACCTTGTTGAAGAAGAAGATGACGAAGAAGAATACGAAGAATACGAAGAAGAATATGAATAGCGGAATAAAACAATGTTAAATACAACACCAAGTAATTTATTTGAAGAAGTACAATCGGCTGAACGACACCGAAACAAACACATGTCATATTACGATGACATTGTTAAGAAGTACGCTGGTTCTGCAATGGGCGGTGATGATGCTGATGCGATGCTTACAGAAAATCACATTTACGAATATTTATCGCTTACTATTCCTAGACTTGTTCATGACAACCCAAGAGTTACGGTTAACACGCGTAGACCCGTTACGCAAGGCGAATCTGCAAAAGCATTGCAGCATGGTCTAAACCGTTGGACAAGAGACACAAATGTTAGGCACGTGCTTAAGCGTATTGCTTATGATATTTTAATTGCGCACGGTATTGTTCTTACAACTCAAGAACCGTTAAAAGGTCATGACCCTAACGCAGAAAATCAACCGTATTTTCCTGCTTGTTATCGCATTAGCCCTAAGCGTTTCATTTGCGACCCACTAGCACAAAACATTTTAGAAGCACGCTTTATGGGTCATTCGTGGATTCGTGATAAAGAAGATTTACTTAAAGACGCTGAAACAGATGACACTTGGAATGTCGAAGTTATTGAAACGTTAATTGTTGATTCTCTTGAAGAAGATTCTGTTGGCAGAAAAAATGCTGCTAGTAAAGATGCCCCTGCACGAAGGGAAGTTGCAGGGTACGACATCTGGGTTCCAGAAGTAAGGTTGCCCGAAAGTCCGGGACCAGAAGAAGGATTTCATGGAACTATTTACACAATTGGTTTAGGTCAAGATGACGAAGGCAAAGAAGATGGAACCGTTGATTTCATTCGTGAGCCGCGTCCATATTACGGACCACCAAATGGACCATACTCATTCTTTGGCGCATATTATGTTCCGGATAAGATATATCCCTTATCGCCGATTCTAGCAACAATGAGTCAGGTAGAAGAACTAAATGACCACGTTCGTTCTGCTGCTCGTTCAGCAACTATGTACAAGCGGCTTATCTTAGTAGACAGCAAATCTAAGAAGTTAATGCAAGATATTAAGAGTCAGCCAGACAACTATGTTGTTCCGGTTGAGGGTTTAGACCGTGACCGTGTGATTCCGATTGAACTTGGTGGTATTACTAATCAGCAAGTGCAATACATTCAAATGGCACGCGAACGTTTGGATAGAAACAGTGGCGTGCATGATGCAATGCGTGGTAATGTTACAGGCGATGCAACTGCGACTGAAGTTAGCATTGCAGAAGAGAGTGGAACAGTACGACTTGCGTACATCAAACAGCAGTTTCAGCAATCTGTAAGAAACATGTTGCAAAGCGTAGCATGGTATTTGTATCATGATGAACGTGTAATGTTCCCATTAGGGGCAGAAGCGGGTAAAGATTTAGGTATGGCAGAGCCATACTACGTTGGAGGCATACTTCCAGAAGAAACTGGCAACTCTTTTCACGACCTAGAACTTGAGATTGATGCGTATAGCATGGAACGAACAAGTGAGGCGTTGAGACAAAGGCGGACAATGGAAGCGTTCCAACTAATATCGAATGTCGCACAAGCGATGCCAGCAATGCCTTACGTAAGATGGGGTGAGTTACTCGACAAACTTGGTGATGCAATGAACATGCCAGACCTGTCTGAATTAGTAGATGAGCAAGCAATGCAAGAAATGTTAGAGCAACAACAGCAACAACAGCAACAGATGATGGAAGCAGAACTTGCAAGTAAGAGTGAAGCAATGGCAGCCCAATCTTCCGGCAATGGACAGAAGCAACTGCCAAGAGGTACACAATAATGCCGATTTACGTATTTAAAGACGAACAGAGAGTAGAAGCGGAACACTTCTTCAACTCTAGCGAAGCGCCAAGCATTGGTGCTACTGTTGTCATTGAAGGCAAAAATCTAAAGAGGATTCCGGCATTTAATGTGGATACTGCGGGTATTGCTCGTAAAACCCACAAGTATCCATACGTTAGTCGTTCCCTATGCAGAAATGCAGAAGGGTGTCAAACAAATGCAAAAGGTCAGCCAATCATTACGTCGCAAAGACATGAACGAGAAGTTGCCGCACGCCACGATATGGCGAAGGATTAAGTATGCCTTACGGACCCGGAACATACGGAAGTAAAGTCGGAAGACCTTCTAAAAAGAAAAAAACAAATAAGAAAAAAAAGGCGAAGAAAAAAATTACTAAACGCCGCTAAAGCATTGTGAGGAAAGGAATTAAGTATGTCAGAAGAAACAAATAACGAAACAGTAGAAACACCCGCAGCCGTTGAAGAAACAGTAATGCCGCCTATCTCTGAAAAGGTAACGGCAGAAAACGACGCTTCAGACGACGCTATCCTTGATAGCATTTTTGGTACGGACGAAGATAGTCCGGCTGAAAATGTTGCGGAGACTACACAAAAAGA